AACACAGTTCTCAATACCATCACAAATCATATCATCCTTGAACATGTAGTTCACGAAGTTTGGTTTGTACGACAAATGAGTTGCAATCTTCAGAAAACACTCACCAAGATAATTCGTAATACGCGGCTTTGGTTCACCTTTTTCGGCTGCACGGCGAACCATGGCCTTGTACTCAACAATGGCGATGAGAAACTCTTTGTTATTGACGTAGTGTTCTGATCTCCGTCTCTTTGTCATTACAGCGTACATGTGTCATTGATCCTTATAATCATGTAGTTATTATATCAAATCAACTGATGCTTGACAAGCTCCAGAATTGTCAGTATAATAACTCTGCCAGTGTTCAAGAGAACAATTAGCTATTCTTGTATAGCTTCTCTAAGGATTCTCTGGTGATCTCTACGGAAGAAATATAACCCATAGATGTAGAAACACCTACCTTAGAGGCCATGACTTCTTCTTCTGTTTCATTATTTATGGCTTTGACCCACTTTCTATAGGTCTTGATAACATCACGATCAGTACATCTTGTGTAGAACATGACATGTTTGAGTTCAAGACAGAAGATATGATCATCACTTAACTTGATCCAATTGTCTATCTTAAAGAAAGATGACCCACCTCTTCTTGATGGAATCTCTTTCATTACACAAGGATCTATCAATAATAAGGCCTTTTCATTCTCATCATAAAACTCTTCTACTTGTGAGAAGACTTCTTCTCCTGATGTCAGTTTAATTACTGCATACATTTCGTTCATGGCTTTTCATCTTTACTGGGATTATCTCATAGTTAAAATTCTCTTCATTGTAAATTTTTACTCTTTCAATGAGATGATTTAAAGTGTAATTTTTACGAGAATTGTAAGTTGTATCATCTGCAATATCGTAAAGAACGGCCTTTGTTTTGTTATTACCTTTTCTCAGAACACGGCCAATTGACTGCAGATTCCTGATCCTAGATTTACTAGGAGATGCAAATACTACGTTGTGAAGGTTCTTGATATTGATGCCTGTAGAGAAAGTTCCGTATGATGCAACAATAATTGCATTGTCTTCTCTTTCGGTTATCTCGCGGATATTTTCTCTTTCTTCTGCATCAACACCACCATGGACAAAAAATACTTTTCGTCCTGTTACCGAAGTATTTATCATGTCGAATAATACAGCTCCATGACTTTCCACACGACTGTAGAGAATCAAAGTGTTACCTTTTAGATCTAATGCAAGATTTTTAATGAATGCATTTCTCTGTTCATGTTGAATAATGAATTGAACTTCATCTTCAAAACATTCAAATTTTTGTGGAGGGTGTTTCAGTAGAAGAATATTGATATCAAGTTTGGAAAGGTGACCCTTTTCCATCAACTCTTCGGTACGAATAATTTTATATGCAGGACCAAACAAACCTTCAAGAACCCATTTATGTGTTTGAGTTCCATCAAGAGTTCCTGTAAAACCAAACCGATACTTTGCATCGGCCAGTTTGGTCATGATACTGATCAATGACTTTGACTTAAACTGGTGTGCCTCATCTCCAATGACACATCCATATCTTGAAAAGAACTTTTTCTCCAACTTGTAGATTGATTGCCAAGTTGTGATCGTAACTTGGCGTTTATCATACTTCTCTCTACCAGAATAGATCTTATGACAATATTTTTCGGCGTTCCAACCATAATCCTCAAAGTCCTTGAACATCTGTTCAACCAATGAAGTTGTAGGAACAACTAAAAGAACGTCCTGTCCTTTCTCAACCATGTATCTCACAACAGAGTAAATCATCAATGACTTACCAGATGCTGTTGGTGAAATCAAAAGTCTTCTATTTTGTCTCAGTGCATCATAGACTCCTTGAATCTGATACGGTCTGGGATCATGACGTGAGATCTTTTTCATGTAGTCAGCAACACCCTCATGAGAAACCATCTCATTTTCTTCATAGGGAGTTCCGTAGAACTTACTGTCTTCAAACTCATATTCATATCCATGTTCATTCATGAACTTGACTACTTTGTCTAAAAGTCCGACATAGATTTCACCAGAGGCTGTATTGAACAACCTGATCTTTCCATCCCAGTACTTGTTGCGATACTGGGGCATAAATTTGGCCCCTGGTACATCAAAAGTAAAAGCGTCTGAGAGTTCGTAGAAAACGTGTGGTTCTGCTTCGACTCTCAGATAAACTTCATTCTTCTTAGAAATCTTAACCGTCATATCCACGAATGAACTTTTGCCAATCAATTGCGTTCTTGATCTGAAAAGTTCGGTTTTGGACAACCTTGATAATATCTACAAGATAATCCAGCATCACGTCGTAGTATTCTACTTTTAAAACCGCTGCAGTTAATCTTTCGTCAGCGTCCAGATATCTTTGGAGTGCGTCCTTTTCTCTCACTTTGTAAGGGAACGGATCTTTTTCGTAGATCTCTGGTTCAGCCTTTCCTGAATAATACAGATGTCTTTCGTGATACACCGACTGTTGAGTCTTCTTGGCTCTCGCACGAAGAAGTTTCAGATCGTTGTACAACTGAAAGTATTTAGAGTGTAAACGGGCAACGTCTAACGAGGCAGTATGTAGTTCATCTGGATCAATGATCGAATCTTTCGACCACATCTCCTGAATTGTCTCAAGGTTCATAAATCAAAGTTTGTTATTATTCTTATCCCTCAGTTCAAAAATTTCGTACTTGAATGTCACAGAAGCAGTGAAGTAATTTACGTCAGTGTCGGTGGCATTGAAATCAAGACTTGTTAAATTGACGGGGAACATACCCTTCAGTCTAACATATGCCTGGGGTCTGAAGTTACTGTTCAGAATCTCTAACGTACCATCCGAAAATTCTGCAAATGGATTCTCTTTGTCGGCCGAATTTGGATAGTAAACATCATCACCTCTCATGTCAATGAATTGTTTTTGACTCTCTGGATAACCAAGTCCAACCATCCAGTTGTAAACCTGTGCATAGTTTTCCAGATTCTCATCAACGATAAAGTTGACACGAAAATCTTCATAAACCAACTTATCACCAGGTACATCAATGTCCTTCAGATAATTTGGTTGGATTGCAGTACCAAGAGTGAGACCAGGTAAGTTACAACCAGTGGCTAAAAAGTCCACTTTCGGACACTTATTGATCTTGAGTTTGAAACCAATAGGAGACAGGAAGTTCCTATTAGAAACTTGATTAAGGAGAGGATTAGCCATTAGTTTTCAGTGGTTACACTTCTATTTGTTCTCACATAAACCTTTCTCTTACCATATTGTGTTGGTGTGAGATTTGGATTTCCAGTAACTTGTCTTGCAGTTGCTCTCATCAAGTCAAAGTTTGTACTCTTGTTTACTTCTCCAGCCGCACCAAAGTTACCAGTGTCTCTCACGGTTGCATTTGTAACTCTAGTGTTGGCACCCATTGGTTTTTGGGTAAACTGCAACTTGGTTCCAAATGGAATAGATGGAGTTCCTGCCCAAGTCCCTTTGGGAACTTCATTGGCCTTGTACTTGTATGGAACTGCAACACCTCTTGTCGCACCCGTGAATGGAGTTCCGTCAGCAGTTCTCTGAACTCTATCTGCACCTGTGTTATAACCTTGTGAGGTTGTATCTCCAGGACCATACGAACTGGTGTTTACAGGCTTCCAACCATACCTTTGTTGTTCTGGTTTGGTAAAAGGTCTAGGGGTAAATTTATTAGTGGCCTTATTCAACACACCAGATTGATAGTTCTTATACGCAAGAACGTTTTGATTTGCTGGTTTTGGTTTTGTTGGAGCTGGTTTGGATCCACCGAAAAGACTCTTGAGCCAATTCTCTTCTAAACCACACTCTTCTCTAAATTGACCGAAAGTTTTCACGGTAGGCCTTTTATTTTTATTTAGACGAAAAGAGGGGGTCGAAACCCCCTCTTTGCACTTCCTTCACACACTGGTATTTATCAAAAATAATTTAGGTTGATGACCATTCTACACTTCTGATCTGTACATGTACTTCCAGTATGTTTTGTCATAGTGTCAAATGTGACTAGTCTATTCTCAACACTCTCTACTACTGTACCATCTTCAAACTTTGTATATCCGTTATTTGTATTCACATAAAAGATTGATGTCTTACAGTTTTCATATGGATAGTCCATATGGTAACCATGTTCAATAATTTCAGATGTTCTTGGATTTAAATTGGCCTTGATTTTAACAAGTGATCTAATCGTTAATTTATCAAGTAATGGACTCATCAATCCATAGTTAAAACTCTCATCCGAAAACTGGTTGAATCTAAGATTATATTCTGGGAATGATGGACTGACATTATAAAAAACATGTTCAAATTGAAAGTTGTCCAATTCATCACATTTTTCGTCTACATTTGGATCGTCTGGATGCAATACTTTTCCTTGTTTCCAAGTCATATCTTTACCCATCAATCTCTGTTTAAAAACGAGAAATACATTCGTGGGTAAAAAATTATCAATAATTTGCATATCAAAATTCAATCAGTAAAATATTTAGACAAAAAAAGGGACCCTTTCGGGTCCCAATCTTTTCTCCAGAGGAGTATGGATCACATGAGGTTGGTGACCTTGACTCTTCTGTAGTAACGGTTGGCGTTCTGGGTGAGAGCGCCGAGCACCAACAGTAGTGCCCTCAGCGAATGGGTTAGCGACCATGCCGTAGCGGGTCTTGAAGCCAATCTTGGGCTGGAAGGTGTCCTGACCGACGGCACGAACCATCTGGAGAGGAACGTATGGGCAGTAGAACAGACCAGCGTCATAAGGTGAAGTACCCTTATAACCAGCAACGTAGTAGTGGTTGGCAGCGAGGTTAGCCGAATATGGGTCGAT